ATTGTCAACTTTATCTGTTTTTGTGATGGTCCTTTCAAGTATAGCCTACTTACAAAAGCGTTCTGAATTCAGAACCTCTGTGCGCGAAGGAGCAGGCTATGAAAAACATGCACATGATGAAAAATCCATGATGGATTTTTGGATTAAGGTCTTTCGCCTAGCACTAGTAATCTTCTTGGTCGCAATTATCCCTTCAATCGCTATCCCAAAGCGTGATACGATCATGATGATCGCTGCCTCAGAGTATGGTGAGACTGCATTGAAGAGTGATGATGTTCAGGAGATCGTTAATCCTGCCAGGCAGATCCTCAAGAAATGGATCGAAGATCAACTTGATGAGTCGGAGAAGGAAAAATAAGATGGGGCAAAGAGTTCCTGTTTGTCCAAGATGTGGTGAACAATCTGTGATTGTCGATAACCGGTTTAATAAAAAATATGCGTGTTGTGGGCTTTGGTCTTGGGGCGAGAAACCTTTAGTCGATGCTGAAACACATCTCGCTCGTCAGGCCGCCCACGCCGCTTTCGATAGTCTTTGGTTAGCTAAAACAATGTCTCGGGGCAAAGCGTACAAGGCTTTGTCGATTGCTTTAGGGGTTCCTGAGCGCGAAGCTCATATGGCTATTATGTCAAAAGAGTTAGCACGACAAGTACCACAAGCAGTGGCTAAAATTAGAAACACAGCAATTACTGTGGTGGGGAAAGAGTAATGATGAGTGAAACGATAGATACCATTGAGACAGTTGATATTTTTGATGAATATAACAAATTGAAAATAGAAATTGAAAAAATGCGGAAAGACCACGAGATGGACTTGAATGCGATGCGGTCAGAACTAGATCGCGAATATCATAGAGGCTACTCGGAGGGTGAGGCAGAAGGGTACACGTTCGGATATAATGACGGCATTGATTCAGGAAGGGCAGGAATGTGACAGATATATTAAAAATGAAAATTGAAGGCATTAATGTAGAAATTGAAACTAGTTTAATTGATGAATTAAAGAAATTAAACATTGATACTGTAAAAGAACTCGAACAAGTTCTAAAAAAAGAAAGAGAAAAAGATGCCGAGGAAGCACTAAGGATAAAAAGTGATGGATGAATTACAAGAAGCTAATCAACATGCTGATGATATGTACGATAAGTACCTCAATGCCAATATGAGAGCCAAAAAGTTGGAGTCTGGTCCTGGTGGCATCATGGAGATGAAGCAGACAATCGCTGACAAGGAAGCAATGATCTATGCTCTAGAGTCACAGATTGGTTTAATGAGTAATTATTCTGATGCAATTGACAAAGAAAATGAACAGTTGCAAAAGTATCGAGACTTTGTTATAATGATAGCAAGTGAGCAGTTGGAACTCAGTCAGGAAAAGGCTCAGCTCCAGCAGCGTGATTGGCGATCAAAAGCAGTGGCATTGACTGGCCAGCTAGAGTTTAATAAAGAAGATACATCACCCCTGGACGATGATTTTTAAGGTAACAAGATGACCCAACCTCTCCGTGACGATCTCATGGTGCAAGAACAGATTGACGGACCATGGCAACATATGGTGGGTGTTATCATGTTAAATCAGACAGGACGCAAACCTGTCAAGACAGTGCTTCCTGAGTTTCTCAGTCGATGGCCTACGCCTGAAGCATACATAGAAAGCGATTCCGATGAGGTCAAATCAGTGATACGCTCGCTGGGTTTCTATAATATTCGAGAGAATAGGATCCGTAAGATGAGCGAAGATTTCTTGACTTGGGACGGCGAAGATGCGACTGAATTGTATGGGATCGGTCAGTATGGATCAGAATCATACAGGATCTTTTTCAAGGATGAGGAGTTTGAACCTCAGGATAAAGAACTCAAACGATATATGGGATATCCATACCCATTAAGCCATTCTGAGTATGTCAAGTGTATTAAAAATATCGGTTGACATTTTTATCATAATGCCTTATAGTCATAATATGATGAAACAAAGGAGATCTGATATGAGCTCGATTTATTCCAAGGCTACAGGTTATAATTTCGTCGTTGAGTTTGAGAAGTTGCTGACAAACGGCATCCTGAACGGACTGACGATCAAGGATCGTTTGCACTTCGTCTCTGAGAAGGATGCCAAGCGTTGGGTGCGTGATGTTCAGATGTTCGATCAGAATGCACGCTATATCAATTTTGATGTGAAGGAAGCAGCATGAAGCTGATTGAGTATAAAGACGATCATATGAAAGAGTCTATATACCTTTGGATATCAGAGGATGGCAAGACTCTTTCTCCTTATTTTGATACAAAGAAGAAGGCAGAAAAATGGTTGGATCGAGTGATGGTCGAGATCAGGAAAAAGATAAAAAAGTAGTCTGGATCTTTAGGTTTAAAAATACGACAAAATCTTGCACGATTGCTGCTAATACAGAATCTGAAGCAAGACAGCTTGTGTCTGAAAACTATCCGGATAGGCTGATAGAAAGCGCGATGATATTTAAGGAGTATGATTTATGAAATTATTTTTAGTTGATGCAGTATCCACTTTCCGCAATTCTTATGTGGTTCGTTGCAAAGACGAGGTCCATGCAACAGATACAGTCACTCTAAACGAAGCAGATGAATGGAGTCAGGATTGGCTGGGTGAGTCTATCTCGCGAGTCAGAGAGATATCTGAAGAAGAGTATCTAGTGTTGTTTGATAAGGATAATGATTATCTTAAGGATTGGGATGCGGAAAAGAAAAAATCCCTGATCCATACAGTCAATTACGACGATCTAGAACCAGGGATCAATCCCATAGCAGATGGCAAGGCGGAGATTTAACTCCGCCTTTTTTATTTACTGACATAAGCACTAGCTCCAAAGAATGTCGCTACCACACCTGCCTGAGCAATATAGAACATCTGTAGCAGGCTGCTTAAGGCGGTCAATCTTTCGATTGGTAGTATGGGGAGAAATAAGAATCCAGTGAAGAGAACCATACTACCCATGGCGATCCATGCCATTCTTCTGAGTTGGTCCTCTTTGGCGTCTTTGTTTTCGAGATCGATAAGTCTCTGAGTCTTTTCGAATTCATTATCAGAAACTGTTCCATCGCCGTCAATGTCCAATGTCGCATACTTAGATCCTTTTTCTAATACCTTCTGTGTCATTGTCAGCTCTTATCGCTATTGCCATAGAAGAATCCTATCACAGTAGCAACTGCTGTACCAAGCAAGAATCCTAAGATGATATCAGCAAAATGCTGGCTGCCTTCTGGCACGTTTAAGAAAGTGACACAGAAGAAATATAAGGTTGAGGAGATAGCCCAAAACCACGAGTAGTAATATATAAAATGTGCTGCTATTTTATCACCAGATGTTAAAGCTTCTTTTGCTTGAATCCTTGCATCACTGATTTCTTTTTGTTCCAATTCATTTATCTTAGCCATGTTATTCTCCCATTCCAATTTTATCTTTTGCAAATCCAATAAGCGCATCTGATACCTCTGAGCTGATACCGACTACACCCGTTACTAAAGCACCAATTATCAAACCTATTATCAACACACTATTAATTATCGATAATACAGAGACAAATCCTAGATTCGTCTCGATCCCCTTTAAAGTTTCTGTCAGTATCTCTACCTTTTCGATCTCGTTCTTTTTTCGATAGTTTAATAACCAAGGATGATATTCAGAATCTTCATCGGGTTCTTTGATCTCATCTTCAGCCATAACTTCCTATTATTTCATCAACATCAAGGCTGCAACGCCGCCAGCAACACCTATCAACACCACTAATATTACGACCGCCATCACAACCTGCTTGGCATTCTCTGCTTCGATCTCACGATTGTGTGCATCTAGAGCAGCACGTGCTTTTGACTTCTTGTAAGCTTCTCTCTGAGCAGGATTCATCTTGGCAATCCTGTCACGCTCTTGCTCAGCGGCTATCTCCTGCATCGCCTGCTTGCGTAGCAAGGCATTGTTCTTGGCTATGTCGTTGTTGATCTGTACGAGTTCGTTGCGTGCTTTTGTGGCAATGTTTTTAGCTTTGACTTTTTTCATGTCATCGGCTATACCGAACACACTATCGGTAACTGCTTCGCCCCAGGCCTTGCCCAGGTTGGCTGCTTCTTTTGGGTCTAAGGGTACCATTTGAATTCCTCTTTACATTAAATTTTTAATAAAAACATTGTAAAAAGAAGGTCAAATCATTTGTTCTTGTATTTATTGATTTCCGATGCTTGTCTCGTTAAAAGGACCAAAAAACCATTGGCATTGTATACAGTAAAGTATATCTTACCATCTTTATAGTAATTTTCGTATATCTTATACACTGAAACTCTTACCACAACCACAGGATGACACTTCATTGGGATTCTTGAATACCAGAGCAGCAGAACCTAATTTCTGTTCATAGTCAAGCACAGTACCTATCACATACATCAGGCTCATCCCGTCTACGACTAATTTCTTGTCATCGCTCAGATCAACAACTCCATCGAAAGGTTTGATGGCTTCATTCAAGAAGTTATACTCGTAGCTAAATCCAGCACAACCTCCGCCTTTGACCTGTATCTTGATCCCGGGTTTGTCTGCTGATAAGCAAGAATCCAATAGATACTTCTTGGCATTTGCTGTCAATGTAACAGGTTCATTGGTCATAGCTTGTCCACTCTTCTGCAAGGATCGCTGCCTTCTGGAACAGATCAGGATTGTTCTTGGCCCAGACCCTCATTATGACAGCTGCTTTTGCGTTTGCTTCATTCTCATGTTCGCTACCATCTTCACCGCTGTCATGCCTAAGCACATTGTCCGTGTCTTGCTTGTAATGCACGAGCTCATGTGCCAGGGTCCTCATGACATCCATCACATGGCGATTCCCGATGCTGATCTCGATCTTGCCCTGTCCGACCAGATACCCACCGAAACTCTTGCGGTCGCTTGCAACCTGGGGATCTTTGATCAGCGTGACTTTGGGATGTTTCTTGATACCTAGACGTTCGCTAGCAAAATCGACAAAGCTTTTTATGATCTTTGCGGTATCATCGGATTCTTCTTCTTTTATGAAATCTTTAAAACTAATCATGCGTTTGCTTTCAAAAATATTTTTTTATTCTCTTGACATTCATACTGATATACATTATATATATTTATGTAGTTGCCGTAATGGAGCTACATTTACACAATCAACCTTGCTTAATAGGAGGTCTATATGACTACTTTTGACTTTAATAAGTTCTTTGACGTTGCTTTTCCTGCAGACAGATTTGGAAAGCATTTCGTCGGTTATGATGGCATGATCAAGAAGTTTCAGGAAGCTTCTGAGACGATGGCCAAAGTTATCCCCAACTATCCACCATACAACATCGTCAAGGTAGACGAAAATAAGTATGTTATCGAGATGGCAGTCGCTGGTTTCGGTAAGCATAACCTTGACGTTACTATCCAAGACGGCACTCTTACGATTGCTGGACATACCGATGTTGGCGATCTAGAACAAGAAGGCCTTAATAATCAGTATATCTACAAGGGTATTGCTGATCGTCCGTTCACTCGTACATTCTCTATTGCAGATTCAGTAGAGATCAAAAATGCAGATCTTATCAATGGTATGTTGAAGATTTGGCTCGAGGCAATCATTCCTGATTCTAAGAAGCCCAAGAAGGTAGACATCAACGAACCTTCTTCTCCAACTGTGAAAACAGAAAAAAGCTTTTTAGCAGAAGGGAGCAAATGAATGTCAGTAGATATACTTATCCATAACTTTGTGAAATGGTATTCCAAGAGGATCAAGGAATCTAATACTCGTAAAGAACTGTCATTTCTTTCAGATAAAGAGCTGTCTGATATCGGCATTTCTCGCTGTGATATCGAGCGTGTTTCAAAGGGAGGCACTCGAAGATGGTGAGTCCAGGTTGGCCAGATATTAGAGAGAAGTGACATTTATTACTAATGAGGGTTCCAAATAATACGCAAGGGGGATTGATTTCCCCCTTGACTCTTTTGAACAATAACTATAGAATGGTAGAATGACAAAATTTTATACCAACATTTCCTTGCATCATAATGACATTCTCCTGCGTGGCTATGAAAATGGTAAACGTGTACAGGAAAAAATCCCCTGTAAACCTTATCTGTTTATTCATTCTAAGAATAACGACAGCCCCTATCGCAATCTCCGAGGCAAGAAGGTGGACAAGATTGACTTTCCTTCTCCTGGTGAGGCAAGAGATTTTATTAAAAGATATTCTGACGTAGAAGGATTTGAAGTCTACGGATTTAATAATTACGCATATACTTTTATCAATGACTATTATCCGGGTGAAATTGATTACGATCCCAAGTTAATCTCAAAACTCAATATCGATATTGAAGTTGCAGCAGATCAGGGATTTCCCAATATTGAAACTGCCGACAAAGCTATTACAGCAATAACAATGAAGGTCAAAGATCTCTACATCGCTCTTGGTGTTGGAGAATTTAAGACAGATAATCCCAAAATAAAATACATCAACTGTAAAGACGAAACTGAACTTTTAATTAAATTTTTAGATGCCTGGCGCTCCATCAATCCTGATATTATCACTGGTTGGAACGTGGAGTTCTTCGACATTCCCTACATCATCAATCGTATAACAAAGATCCTTGGCAGTCATATGGCAAAGAAGTTGTCGCCATGGGAAATGCTCGAGAAGAGAACTATTGTCATTAATGGACGAGATAATCAAATATATGTTCCTATAGGTATCGCCACTCTTGACTATATGGCTCTGTACAAGAAGTTTTCTTTTACAATGCAGGAGTCCTATCGTCTGGATCATATCTGTAATGTAGAGCTGGGTGAGCGCAAGATGGATTATTCCGAGTTTGATTCTCTCTTTGACTTATACAAG